TCGGCGATGCTGATACCGAGCTGTACACAGCGCAGCAGAAAGAGCGGGGTGGTCATTTCCCGCTCACTTTTTCGAGGTTTTTTCTGGATTCCACCTCGGTCTGCACATTCAGACCCCACAGTTCGATCAGCTGGGGCAGGATCTGATAGATAGAGAAGGTGTTGAACTGGTCCAGGAACTCCTCCGGGCTATCCGGCACCTTTGCCGGGTCTGCATGACGGGCCATCAGCCATGCCAGGTCCTCGAACATTTCCAGACTGAACAGGTCGAGGTTGGAATTGTCCTCATCGTTCTCTCCCACGCTCTTTTCCAGCTGGCGCAGGTCTTTGTAAATGTCACGGCCGAACTTGATGCGGTACAGGCGAGGCACAGCGGCACTTGCCTTAAAGGTGACTTCCCTGCCATCGATCTCGATTTTCTTCGTAACTGCCATAATCGTAATCCTCCAAAATTTCATGTAAAATTGGCAGAGCCGAAGCCCTGCCGTATATCGTGTTTCTTACTCTGCCGGGTCAATGCTCACCAGTGCATTACCGCCGCTCACAGTAGGCAGCTTACCATCCCACTTCTGGATCTTCTGGTACTCGATCAGCGTATCGGACAGGCTTTCTGCCAGTTTGCGGTTTGCCTCTGCCTGTGCTTCTGCGGCAATGGAAGTCTTCTGGGCTTCCGCCTCTGCATTGGTGATCGCCACCTGCTTATCCGCTTCTGCCTTGGCAATGGCGGCTTCATTCTCGATCTTCTGCTTATCTGCATTCTGCTGTGCAATGGACTTCTGCTGGATGGCTTCGTTATAAGCATCCTCGAAATTCATGTCGTTGATGACGACCTTGTTCACAAACACAACGTCCTCACCATATTTCTGCACAAGGGATTCTGCCAGCTTCTGTTGTGCCAGAGGCTCAATCTTGGTGCGGTTTGTCACCTCATTGGGGCCAAGTTCAGCCATCGCAGACTTGATTGCCGATGCCACCAGCTCATCACCAACCAGATTCTTGATGTCGGACACATTCGCATACAGCCATGCACTCTTCTCAGGAAGCACCTGATAGGTCACAATCACATCAGCGGCATACACAGGGGTCTTGTCGGAGGCTTCACCCCAGACCTGCGCTTCGATGTGCTTATCCTGCTGCTTGTTGTTGACCTTGTGGATGCTCTGCACAAAGGGAATGCAGAAGTTGAGCTTGCCGCTCTGAATGGTGGTCTCTTGGATCTGGCCGAAGCTGGTCTTCACGCCCGTGTAGCCGGTGGGGATAATGTGGAACGAGCAGACAGCCAGCACCAGAACGATAATCACTGCGAACAAAGGAAAAATCTTCTTCATAATCATATACCTCTTTATAATAATGTAAGCAGAGCCGAAGCCCTGCAGTGTGTGTCGGTCACTTAGCCCTGCGGCTCCTCGGTGTGGCTGGTGTCTTCGGTGTCCACAGCTTCTGCCTGCGGCTCGTAGACCGCATCGTACCACTTGTTATAGACATCATCGGTGGTGTTAGTACCGGTCTTTGCCTTGACATAACCGTTTGCCAGAGGGGTTGCCTGCAGGTTCAGGGTGTCCGTCTTGACTTCCTTACTGTCCTCATTGGTCTCACCCTCGATGGACGGACGGCTTGCCACACAGTTGTACAGCACATGACGGATGTGGCGCTGGTCGCCATCGAACTCGAACAGGAAGGCGAAATGCTCCAGTTCCACATTGGCGTTCTCAGCAAGCACGCCGTTGCCATCCAGCTCCTCGTGCATGATGTCCGTGAGGAAGCTCTCCGGGATCAGTGCGATTTCCAGATCACCCTCGTAGCCGGAGTTGTTATTCACGACATAGTAGGCGATATTGTCCGCATAAAACGGCTCGATCTCGCCATTGGCATCCATCGAAAGACTGACTGCACCGGGGATGCGGACCGGCTTCGCATAGGTGACACTGCCATCTTCGTCAAAGGTCGCCTTTGCATAATGGCAGTTTTTCAGGCCAAATTTGACCTTATTGCTTTTCTTCGACATAGTGTTCCTCCCATAAAAATATCCTGCATGAGCATCACACAGTCAGCTCATACAGGACTTCATACATTTTTTCGGTTTCGATCCAGACCTCGCTTTTCTCATAGTAGAGTTCGTGTGCGGTCAGGACTTCTTCAATAGTTGCTTCCATATCCGGGTCTTTGTAATCGGTGTACACCTCGATGTCCAGCCGGTTGAAATGGTGGTACACAAGGTTATCTGCGCCGAAATTCTCGGCTTTCGGATACAGGAAGCAGATAAACGGTGGATCAGGACTCTCCCCTTCTGCGAAATGGTCATACGCATAAGGAAGCCCCATTTCCTCCACCAGAGCTTTTACTTCTTCGTGGGTCATTGGTTTCTCCTCACTTCAGTGCCTTTTCGATAAGGGACTGGAGCTGCTCGATACCGGCCTGTTCTGCCGGAGCAATATGGGGTCTTCCTGCCACACGACCGCCGCCGCGCTTGGCATGACCCTTTTCCAGCAGATGTGCCAGCTGGTAGCGGTTCTTGGAATGCACCACCATCTGAAGGCTCTGGCTGGATTCCGACTGTTTGGTCGCTACCCAGCTTTCCTTGTACCGCCCGGTTCTGGACGGTGCGCCGGACTGAATCTGCTCCTTGACGGTCTTGGCAGATTTACGGACAGCTTTCTTGACCTCGGTGGAGGCAAGGGTCGCATACTCTTTCAAGCCCTCATTGATGGCATCTGCCATCTCATCGATGCTGACGGTTCTGCTCATCCGACTGCCTCCTTTCCAAACGGCAATGAATCTTCAGCGTTTTCTTCTGGAAATTCATCGGGTCAATGGATTCGATATTGTAGAGCTGCTCCCGGAAACGGATGCGGTAGCCAGTGGAAGTCAGGCCTCTCGTCTCACTGCACCAGCGGACCGTGAACACCACACTCTTCTGCTCGGCTGTGACCTCACCCTCTTCTTCCTGCGCCTGATAGGTCGAAGCGTAGGCAAAGCAGGTGAAATATTCCTCCCATGTGTTCCGATGGTTTCCGACCTTATCGGTCACGACCGTGCTTTTCTCGATCGTGATCCGCTCATTCAGTTTCTCGATCATCAGAACACCCCCTCCCTCACAGCGAACAGAATAGAGCGAAGCGTCAGCATCAGTTGCTTATGGTCAGCTTCGTCCCGGTGTTCATAGAGATACCCCAGCGCATACAGAATCGCCACACGGCAAGTGCTGCGCAGGGCTTCCAGTTCCCTTGTGGGCTGTACCCCGTTCTCGGCATCCCGGTCAGCGGCGTTGACTGCCTCCCACTGGTCTTCCGATAAACGGCCCACATCCTTGCACATCTGCTCCGCAGAAGATAAAAGGATGCCGATCAGGGCATCCTCATCACTGCTGTCCACGCGGAGATAGGTCTTCGCTTCGTAAAGCGGAATCAGTGCCATAACCGGCTCCTCCTTTCCTGGCTTTCTTAGCCCTGCGGTGCCATCTGCAGAAGCTGTACAGCTTCCGGCAGGATCAGCTTGCCATCCACACGCTGGGTGGTCAGGAAACCGACCTGATCAGTACGGGCATACAGCTCGTTCAGACGGCGGAAGGTGCGGTTCTGGCGGTCAGCCACCCAGTAGTAGCTGTAATCACCAAAAGCCATGACCTTGCTGCCGCCCTTGATCTCCGGCATAAAGGCGGAAGTCTTCAGCGGACGGTTCAGCAGGGTATCCGGCTTGCCGATCTCCAGACCCGGCTTCCAGATATAGTTGCCATTGTTGTCCTTAATGGTCATCAGCTGCAGCACCAGGGCTTCGTTGCAGAGGAACTGTGCCTTCTTGCGGTACGGAGCCTTCAGTGCGTAGTAGAGCTTGAAGATCTCATCGAAGGTAACGGCATCCTTCTGGGCAGCGGTCACACCGACCTTGGCACCGCCAGTCTCAGCCAGCAGACCCAGAGGCTTGCCCACACCGTCACCGGTGATAAAAGCGCGCTCCTCTGCGTTGCCCATACGCACACCGAAACGGCGGGCGATATAGGTAGCGAGGTCGAAAGCAGAATCATTGAGCAGCTCGTTAGAAATCTTGATCATAGTGCCCAGCTTGTACGCAGACAGCATGGTCTGACCGAAAGTGGCATCGCTCTCCGGGATCTCCTCGCCCTCATCGATCCAGCTTGCCTCACCGGTATCCTCTGCGATAGGAATCTTGCGGGTGCCGGAGCTGGTGCGGATGACCGTTGCCATACCACGGAAGATGTTGTTCTCTTCCAGTGCCTCCACCAGCTTCTTCTCGAACTCATCGGGAACGGTAAAGCCGCCCTCGGTGTCCTCACCCACAGACAGGGCATTGCGTACCTCGCCGTAATGGCCACGGTTGCGGATCATGTTCCAGAAGTTTTCGGCATACTCGGCAGTGGCGGTCGGCTTGACATCCTTCTTGGCACCGTTCTTCGGGTCAGCGTGGACAGGACTGGAAGTCGGTGCGGACAGCTGTGCCTCGATCTGTGCCTGCTGCTCCAGACGCTCGATCTCCGAACCCAGGTCCTTGACCTCCTGTGCCATCTTGTTGTACTGCTCCACGGCCTCAGCCTTTACCAGACCGTTCTCGCCGCGGTTCTTCTCCAGAAAGTCCTTGGTCTGCTCCCAGAGAGTGTTGCGCTTGGTGCGCAGTTCCAGAATCTTACTCATAGTACGTTTCCTCCATAAATTTGTGATGGTTGATTGGATATAAAAACAGCCTGAATGCACATCACTTCATGCACTCAAGCTGTTTCATCAGGATATTGTAAGGGATGCTGCCATCCTCGGTCTTGCCGTCCATGTCAAGAACAGGTCCCAGATTGGCAGGCGGTTCTGCCGGAGGGGTCGGCTCTGCGGACGGTTTCGGGTCAGCTGGCGGCTCGGCATCCGGTTTCTTTGGTTCAGTGTATTTCTGCCCCACATCTTCCGGCTTCACACCCAGACGGTTCAAGACGATTAGATCCATCTGACGGCTAGAGAAAAGGTGCCCTGCCGTATCCTTCTGGAACGGCTTCTTTTCTTCGCCCTCGCCCGGTTCACTGTCAGGGTCTTCTTCCGGATTTTCCGGGTCTGCCGGGTCACTGTCCGGCTCCTCCTCTTTCTTTGCAAAGAGGATCTCGTCTGCAAAGCCCAGCTCCACCGCCTTCTTCGCATTCATCCAGGTCTCATTGCTCATAAGGTTGGCGATGCGGGCGTGGCTGAGGCCGCTCTTCGCTGCGTAGGCATTGATGATGCTTTCCTTGACCTCGGTCAGCACCTCGATGGCCTTTTCCATGTCCTTGGTGTTGCCCATCGCAACGGTGCTGGGGTCATGGATCATCAGCATGGCAACAGGACTCATCTGGACAGTGTCACCGGCCATCGCCACAACGGATGCAGCAGATGCCGCAATCGCATCGATCTTGACCGTGATACTGCCCTTGTAGTCCTTAAGCATGGTATAGATCTCAGCAGCGGCGAACACATTGCCGCCCGGAGAGTTGATCCAGACGGTCACATCCCCCTCGCCGGATTCCAGCTCATCCCGGAACATCTGCGGCGTTATTTCATCGCCCCAGAATGATTCCTCATCGATGGGGCCTTCCAGCCGGAGGATTCTGGTATCGTCACTGTTTTTGATCCAGTTCCAGAATTTCTTCATCGGGTTCTCCTTCCATTTTTCCGTGGCTTACTCTCACTCAGCCGATTATCGCTGTCAGGTTCTTCTTCCGGGTCGGGCTGTGTTTCTTTCGGCTGATTCTGCTGGGCTGCGGCAGCTTTATTCTGCTGTGCCACCCCTGCATCTTTCAGCTTCACATAGCCGCCGTTCAGGTAGTAGTCGTCACCGCCCTCCTCTGCCGGGATGAGATCCATGTTCTCCAGACGATGCACATCATTTGGAGAGAGGAAGCCGTTGCTGATGCCGGTCGCATAACCGTTCATCCGGCTCTGGTAATCGCCACGGAGCAGACCATCCACATTGAATTTCGGGAAGTAGGTATCCTGCTCCTCCTCCAGCAACAGATCCTTGATGATGCCCTGCTCGATGCGGACAAGCCACGGGGTCAGGGAGTGCATCACGAAGTTCAGCGACTGGTATTCAATGTTGGAGAAGGTCGCCCTGGACAGATCGGCTACCAGATGCGGAGGCACACGGAAGATACGGCAGATCTCCGTCACGGAAAACTGCTTCGTTTCCAAAAACTGGCTGTCCTCCGGCGGCAGGGAGATCGGTTTGTAGGCCATGCCTTCTTCCAGTACAGCCACACGATGGGCATTGGCTGCACCGCCATAAGCCGCCTCCCAGCTATCCCGGATACGGTTCGGGTCTTTCACAACGCCGGGATGTTCCAGCACGCCACTGGGCTGTGCGCCGTTCTTGAAGAAAGAGGAGCCGTATTTATCCACGGCAATGGAAGTGCCGAGGCTGTTCTTCATCATGGCGATCGGTGAGAAACCGATCAGACCATTGAAGCCCAGTCCCGGCACATGGAAGATCTCGTCCCGGCGGAAGTAGAGGTCTTTATTCTGCTCTCCCGGAACTTCATCCGTGTATGCGTGGTAGATATAGTAGAGCTCGCCGCTCTCATCCCGGTCCACTTCGACATTTTCCGGTAAAAGCGGATACAGACCCAGTACCGTATTCTTGCCATCCCGGACGATCTGTGCGTAGGCGTTGCCCCAGAGGAGCAGATGGGTCATCAGCGTTTCCCAGAAGACAAAGGATGTCATCTCCGGGTTGGGCTGGCGATACAGAATCTTGTACAGCGGATGATCCCGCGCCTTTTCCTTGTTTCCATTATCGTCTGTCACCCGGTAGAGATGCAGCGGCAGTGCCGCAATGGACTCCGCCAGCAGACGAACACAGGCATACACAGTCGGGATCTGCATGGCGGCTTTTTCATCCACCTGCTCCCCGGCATTGGAACGCCCAAACACAAAGGTCTGCCCGGAATCGCGGACGTTATCCGTGACCTTCGGCAGACCTTCTTTTGGCTGTTCTGTTTTGGGAGAATCCCTTGGATTCTCAAACCCCATCCATTCCCAGAATCCCATTAAGCCTTATCTCCTTTCTCCAGTTCCGGCAGGCCGGCAAGGCTGGTACCAAGGGACGCAACACCTGCCACAATAGCCGCGCTGCCAACTGCAACCCAGTCCACAGTGCCGCCGGGCATCTGTGTCACGACCAGAGCCGCACCAGTCTGGAACATCGTCTTTGCAGCACGGATGCCGGCTGCCTTCCACCATTCTGCACTCATCAGATACTTCATTGTGTTTTCCTCCAAATCTTCATATCAAAAAACGATCATGTCACGTTCGTCGTAGACGCTTCCCTGCTGCTGACCTTCATTTCGGATGCAGCGGTCCAGTGCCATGATCGCAGCGACGATACCATCGATCTTCTCCGGCGACTTCGCCTTGGTCGGCTTGATGTTGCCAGCCGGGTCGGTATCCACGACCACATTCCCCGCCATCCATGCCATAACCGGATTGCCGCCGTGGATGATCCTGCCTTCCATCAGGAGCTTGTAGAACTCCTTGGTAGGCGGGCTCATATCTTTAAAGCCCTGACCGAAAGGAACGACTGTGAATCCCATCCCCTCAAGATTCTGGGTCATCTGCACGGCTCCCCATCGGTCAAAGGCAATCTCTAAAATATGGTAGGTCTTGCCTAGTTCCTCGATGACCTTTTCAATAAATCCGTAGTGGATGACATTGCCTTCTGTCGCCATCAGGTAGCCCTGCTGATACCAGACATCATACGGAACGGATGCCCTGCGCACCCGCTGGGGAATCGTATCCTCCGGTATCCAGAAAAACGGAAGCATGATGTACTTCTCCTCTGGAACTCTGGGCGGGAACATCAGCACAAAAGCCGTGATATCTCCGGTGCTGGACAAGTCCAGTCCTCCATAACAGTCACGGCCTTTGAGGGCTTCCATATCGATTGGCTGATTGCCGAGGTTGTAGATGTGTTCCGGTATAAACCGGGTCAACGAGGACACCCACATATTCAGACGGAGCTGCTTGAACACGTTCTCCTCTGCCGGGTTATCCAGTGCTTCCTGGTATGCATCCCGGACACGCTGGATCTGGATGGTCTGGCCGAGAGAGGGATTGGCTTTATACCAGTTGGCTTCATCGTGCCAATCATCCTCATCGGTCAAACCGTAGACCACGGGGTAGAAGGTGTGGTCGATCTTGCGTCCGGCCAACAGGTCAAGTGCTTTCATGTGGAGCTCGTAGCAGATGCTCTCCTTGTCCGTGCCGGCCGTGGTGATCAGGAAGAACAACGGCTGCTCACGGGCATCACCGGAACCTTTGGTAAGGACATCGTAGAGTTTTCGGTTTGGCTGGGCATGAACCTCATCCAGCACCAGACCTGACACGTTCAGACCGTGCTTCGTACCAACTTCGGCAGACAGAACCTGATAAAATCCTGCGTTCCCGTAGTTCACGATGCGCTTGGTGGCTGCCATGATCTTGCACCGTTTCAAAAGTGCCGGGGTCATCTGCACCATCTGGTGGGCAACATCAAAAACAATGGATGCCTGCTGGCGGTCAGCCGCCGCACCATAGACTTCGGCAGATGGCTCATTATCGGCAAAAAGCAGATACAAGGCCACCGCAGCGGCAAGCTCGGATTTTCCATTTTTCTTGCCGATTTCGACATAAGCCGTGCGAAACTGACGGTTCCCTTTTTCGTCCACGATGCCGAACACATCCCGGATGATCTGCTCCTGCCAAGGAAGCAGCCAGAACCGCTTGCCCGCCCACTTGCCTTTGGTATGACGCAGGTTTTCGATAAAAGTCACTGCCCGGTCTGCTTTTGCGGCATCGTAATGGCAGGTCGGAAGCATGAACCGGCTGGGTTTGTAGTCCTTCAGTTTCGGATAGTTTTGGGGTCTGCACTCTGCCATCAGCTTCCACCTCCTCCCAGCAGATTCTCCATCTCATCAGCTGCATCCGCAGGACCGCCGTCCGAAGCAATGATCCGGCTTCGGGAGGACGGGGTCAGACCGAACTGCTCTGCAAACTTGTTCATGATCTTCAGATAGGTCTGGGCGATGGACACCTGCGGCACCTGCTGCCAGTACCCGGACGGGGTCTTGACGATAGTGCCGTGCTGGGTGATGAACTCCTCTGCCTCCTTCCATCGGGCATACGCCTGACAGTAACCGGCAAAGGCCGCCATGTCCACTTCGGTCAGGATGCCGATGGCTTCCATCTGTTTGGCAAGTCTACGCCACTCTTTCTTTGCTTCCGGCTCCAGCCACTTCGGACAGGCCGGTGCTTTCTTATTGGGCTTCGGTTCGCTGGTGTTCAGCGGATGCTTGCCCGGATTACCTTCCAGTTCCTTCATGGCGGTCGGCTTTGGTTTTCTGCCTCTGGTAGCCATTGGCATCTCCTCCTTTCTGCAAAAATGGGTAAAGAAAAAGGACCTCCAAAGAAGTCCTCGAAATATCATTTTCCTAAACAAGAAACTTTTCTGTATAACTAACAAATAGTTTCCCATTTCGGCAACTTTATATAAAACACATCGGATACGAGGCACAGCCCCTTTTCGGGGCGTGTACCTTTTGGGTGCTGTTAGGCGTTGGGGTTGGCTTCCTTCCAAGCCTCGTATTCATCGACCAGCTCCGCTTCCTCGATGACCTGCCAGACGCTGCAGAAGCGGCTTCTCTGCTGCTCGATCTCCGCTTCCGTCCAGTCTTCCGGCTTGCGGCTCATGTCGTGGTAGGCGTCCATCTCCGCTTTCGTCCGGAAGAAAAGGATCTGCTTCAGCTTCAGCGTTTCCTCATTGTTACGCAGGCTGTACCGCCTGTCTTCTGCCGCCCTGCAAAGGCTTCCGAGGTCGCTGCAGCTGAGGGTCATGTCCTGCTTGAAGGCAATCTCGATGCCAATTAGCTTCTTCTCGGTGTCGGCTCCCTGAATGTTCTTAAGGTAGGTTTTTGCTTTGTTCGTCATGGTCTGTATCCTCCGTGTGTTTTGTTTTCCGTAGGGCTTTCCCCTTCGTTGTGACTGTATATTACCGTCACTGCCCGGACATAGCAAGCGGCTATGCTGCACGATCATACACACCTCTTTTTGTCGGATTTATGTGTATTTCCACACTGGAAGAATCCACCACTACGAGCAAAAGCCCCCGAAGGAGCTCTGCCCTTTTTCAGTGTGCGTTCCTGATGCACCACTCGATTGCGTGACCGGCATCCGTGTAGGTCTCATCGGAAATCTTCAGAAGTTCCAGCCGGCATTCAATCGGTGACCAGCCTTCCTCCGGGTCTTCCACAAAGCCGTATACCGCTCCCTCCAGCATGCCATTCCAGTTCATCTGGGCAACCAGAACCCGGTCACTGAACTGCATGATGCTATCGTAGCAAGGTCTGAGCCGGTCGTAGAAGCTCTCGATGCTGATGTTGTTTTCCGGGAAGTCGATCAAATGCTTTTTCATAGTGAATTCCTCCGTGTTTTCGTTTTTTCCTTGGGGCTTTCCCCTTTCGGTATGTGCATATTACCGTCAGGTGCAGCAGATAGCAAGCGGCTAAAGTACACGATCTTCTGCCCGGAATACCAAGCAGAATGTACATCACTCTGCATCCTGTTCCATGAGTTCCACAATGGTATCGTAGAAGAACTGCGGGTCATATGCCAGCGGTTCCCGTCCGGCTTCCTTATCCATCCTGATCTGGTCTTCCACCATATCCTCGGCATCCTCCAGCGTAAAGGCATCCTTATCGCTGTCATCCATGTGGTTGTAGATTTCCACGATGACATCCATCATCCGCTCTTCCATGTGCTTCTCCTTTCTGGCGCATCCACGCCGCCACATCTGCCCCTGTGTTGGACGTTGTCGGTTCATTCGGATCGTTTTGCCACCCGTGGCACAAGCCCCTGTGTGGGGCTGTGTCGGGGGCTGTCGGTTTATCTGGTCATCCGTCCCAGCAGGTAGGCTTCTTCCATTGCTTTCTGGATGCCCCAGACCGGAACCTCAATGAAGTCCTCGCTGTCATTATCGCGGGCTTCGAGGTCGCCCCGGCTGTCTACCGCTGCCATCAGGCGCTTGGCGATCTCCAGCAGGGCTTTTTCCTCTTCCTTGGTGATGTTCTTCTTCATGGTGGTTTCCTCCGTTTTTCTTGGTTTTCCGTTTCGGTATGTGCATATTACCGTCTATGTCACACACTATCAAGCGGCTATACTACACAAATATGTTCCCCCGGAACTGTGCGTATTACGGCAGAAGAAAAGGGCCGCCGTTTCCGGCAAGCCCCATGTGTTTCTCTGGCTTAGTAGTCTTCATCGTCCTCGTAATCTTCCTCTTCGTCCCAGTCATCTTCCTCTTCATCCCAGCTGTCATCCTGGTCTTCTTCCTCATCTTTGAAGTCCCACATATCTTCAGTCGGCTGGTTTCTAAGGTCTGGGTTCTGCTCGACATAGTCGGCAACCGCTCCGCAAAGGATGTCCAGAACCTTTTCGTAGGCTTCCTCGCTGTAGACTGCCCAGGCATCTGCAGTCAGCTTTGCGATTTTGTCGTTGCCCTTGACTCCAAGGAACCGCCCTGCAGGGTTGCAGGTTTCCTTGCCGTAGCCGATGCCCAGCTGGTCGCCATCGTTGTAAAAGCGGTATCCGATGCGGCTCATTGCCCTTACCAGCTCCCCTGCGAGGCTGTCTGCCTTGCCCGTCTCCGGTACCAGTTCCTTGAAAAGTTTATTGATGCGTTCTTCGTTCTTCGTCATTGTCGTATCCTCCGTTTTTGTTGTTTTCCCCTTTCGGTGACTGTATATTACCGTCACCTCGGAGCACTATCAAGCGGCTAAACTACACGATCATTCAATCCTGTAATTGTCATATTTATGTGCTTCTCATGCCAGCTTTCGGAAGACAGACACGAGCAAAAGGCTGGTCATTTCCAGCCCCTTGCGCCTGTCGGTCTTGCCTTTAGCGGATGATTTCAAGGTAGCTTACGTTGTCCCAGCAGTCCGTTCCCTTGAAGCGGATGCGCTTGTCGTTCTCCCTGTCGAGGGTGAATTTCCGCAGGAGCTTCATCTTCTGGATGCGGTTCAGAAGGTCCTTGCCGTTCTTCGCATCCTCAACGGCATCCCTGATCTCGACCACCGCGCTGTCGCTTCCGTACCAGAGGTTGCTGAGTGCCTCTGGAATTCCGTTTGCAAGGTAAAGGCTGATTTTTGTGTAGGTCATGTTTTTTTCTCCTCAGAATGTCATCGTTTCCAGAATCTCATCCATGCCTGTCTCCCAGTCATGGCAGCTAAGTTCGATTTTGCTGTACATCTCTGCGCTGTCCGGCTCATCGAAAAGCCGGAAGCATTCTCTTGCCAGCTCCTCGCTGGTGTGCTGCTGGATTTCATCCGGCTGTCCATCCAGCCGTGTAAAGATAATCTCGTAAGTGTAGCGTTCCATGTTCTTTGCCCCTTTCGTTTTGGTAGCTGTATATTACCGTCACTGCCGGACACTATCAAGCGGCTAAAGTACACGATCATCTGCGCCCTGAACTGGTGGATTTATGTGTTTATCCGGGGAAGTTTCCCTCCCCGTTTTTCTTAGCTGAACATCTCTGCCGTGTCATCGTCGATCCAGAGGTGCATGCCGTCTGCTTCCATGATTGCGTGGTCTTCATGAACCTCGGTGATGATTCCTTCCCGGCTTCCGCTACCATCGAATTCGTCCCAGTGCCATGTTGTCTTTCTTCCTTTTTTCCATGTTCTCCAATCAGCCATTCTGCTGTCCTCCTTTGCTTTTTGTAGCTGTATATTACCGTCACTGCCCTGTGATAGCAAGGCCATAAAACCTCATATTATCAACGATCTTCGTCCCTCATGTTTGGTACATATATGACCCCTGATTGACTTGCTATATATGTGTTTCTGCGGCATTATACACACAACGAAAGCAAAGAAAACCAAACCAAAAACGGAGGACAAAAAACATGAAAAAGACCATTACAGAAGTTGAAACCGCAATCGAAAACCGCATCGCAGAGCTTGAAGAAGAATACGAGCTGGACATTTACGACCGCAACGACATTCGGGAAGAAGAATACCAGAAAGCCGGATGGCGGCACGACCCTTTCCCAGAGGAGCTTGAGGAAGATGACGAAGAAGAGGAAGAGGATTGGCACTACCACAGCATGGAGGAACGACTGAACGAGGTCGGCATGAGCATGAGGGATTTCTTCTAAGGAATCCCAAGAGGCTCCCCAGCAGAGACTGGGGCTCTGCCTCGTATCCCCCGTTTTGGTTTGGTATGATACACAAAACCGCTGCCAGATGTTTGTGTACATTATGGCGGCGGTTCTCCTTGCTATTGTTGCTTTCCAGAGGTAATATACAGTAAACTGGAAGGGGGTTCTCATTCTTTTAAAGCCCCCATTTTCCGTCTAATCGGCCTCGCCCTGCATTGCCTGATGCATCACCCTGCGGTTATGCGCTCTGGCTTTCTTTTTCAGGTCCCTTTTCCATCTGCGGATGGTCACCGCCTTGCAGTGGTTTCTTGACCATTCGTATTCATCCAGAATGTATCTGCCGCCGTGTTCCCTCTCGCCATAAGCCGGCATCTTTCTGTGTCCCATAGGCTCCTCCTGTTAAACTAAGCCCTCCCGGTCTTTTCTGGCCGAGAGGGTATTTTTTCTGATTGTGGTATCTTATTCCGGCTTCGTTCCGTCATCCATCTGGATGACTGCCATATGCCCGAACATGCTGACGAATGCCTCTGGCACCCAGAAGCGTTCCCTGAATTTCTGGATGAGGTCCTGGGGCAGCTCTGCGAAATCTTCCTCTCCCAATCCGCAGATGAAGAAGTTTCCCTTGATGGGCTGCTCCAGCTCCGGAATGTACCGGCTGAACGGCTTCTCAGTGAACATCCCATTGTCGTCCGTTACCAGTGCCACGGCATCCGCTTCCCACGGGTACGTGGCTGTGATGCAGTCGCAGTCGAGGATGCGGTAGAACTCTTTCAGGGAGTTTTCAATGTCCACCACCTGCGGATGCTCCATCGGTTTGATCAGAAGAACTTTCATTCGACCCAGCCCCCTTTCACGATTGCCCAGTCTGCAAGCTGCATCTTCTGCTGTCCGCCCCATGCAATATCCTCTAACGCTTCCTCCGTTCCGCAGCGGTTGCAGATCTGGATGTCCGCCCTTCGGCTGAGTGCCTGCTGCTGATGGTCGTAGCAGTCGGGCTTTGCTCCGCACCTGGGGCAACGTGGGCCGGTCTGTCGCGTTTTACCAAGCCGGTCGAGCGACACCTTGACCTCGGCATCCGTTGCCACACGGTGGCAACTGTCCGCGCCGTAGGCAACGTTCAGATGGCTTCCGGTATCCCAGCTCACTAAAATGTTTCCGGCATCATCGACCCCGTTGCAGGTTCCCTGCGTTCCGATGGTCGGTGCCTGCCTGTCATCCATCTCATCGAGGACGATCCGACATCCGACCGGGAACTCTTTTCTCAGCTTCTCGACCGTTTTCTTATCTGCGAAATTCATGCCTGCACCTCCTCGATCATCCGCTGGGCGGCATCCTTATCCATGCATTCCTTCAGCGCACCTTCGAGGATGTGCATCGGGAAGTGGAATGCCTTGTAGCCGTCATGCAGGACTTTGTAGTAATACCGGCTCGGTGAGCGGCGTCCGAAGTCGTTCTCCATGATGTAGACCATTGCGGTCACCATCTCCGGCTCTGCCCTTTCCCGGAGCAGTTCAATGTTCAGGTCTTCCTTGCGGTAGTAGTTCGGGTAGCCCTCATAGAGGTCGAGGTTTCCTTCGTCCCTTTCCGAGATCTCCCACACCAGAACCGGCGTGTTCTTCTTCGGGTTCGGTGCGATGGTGGCGCAGCCGCGGAACAAAAGCTCCCAGCCGGCCAGCACCGCCTGCCCTGCAATTTTTGCATCCGGGCATCGGTCTGCCATCTGCTCCACCGACAGGTTGCTGCCGTAGGCGATGTAATATTTCTTGTTCTTCACTTGAATCTCTCCCTTCGGTTTTCTCCGCTCTTGTCTGGCGGTATGGTATATATCACTCTTCTGCCCTGATTTATCAAGGCCGATGAGCATCATATACTGCACAATGTTTTTTGCTTTTGATCGTGTACTCTTACATCATCTGCCGCTTCTTCAGATACCGGATGGCTTCCGCCCTTCCGATACTGGCTGCCAGTCCACGCTTCAGTGTGTCCAGCGGAAACTCCCAGTCGCTGTATCCGCCCTGCAGCAGTTCAAAATACTCGGCATCCGGGCAGCCAAGCCGCCGGTCCTCGTGCATCACATAAGCGATGCAGGGCTTTGCCTTTTTCATGCGGTTCCCGTTCAGGTTCCAGACCGGAAGCTGGAACTGCTTCTTGTAGTAGTATCGTGGGCAGCCCTCGTACCGGTCCAGCAGGAGTTCATCGTATTCCGAGAGTTTCCAGACCACCGCAGGTACGCTTTCATTGGCATCCTGCTCGATGGTGGCATAGCAGCCGGTCTTGCTCTTTTTGAACAGAAGCCGGTAGCCCTTGATCTCGGTCGTGCCGACCACCACAGCGTAGGGGCATCTCTTTCCCATCCGCTCCATGTCGAGGTTGCTTCCGTAGGCAAGATAATATCTGGATGGGACTCGGCTGATCAACTCAAACATCTGCCTCACCGTCCTCCCTGCCAGTGAATTCCACGCCCTGGAAATCCTCTGTCCCAAGCTCGATCTGGCTGTCCTGCCACCAGTCCTCTGCCACACGCTGTGCTTCCTCCACGGTCGGCTCTTTCATCTCGGATTCATAAATGGTCACCGTTCTCTGGTAGGTCTCGGTGATGGTCACCTTAAAGGTTCTGCCACCCGGTGTGTTTTCATTTTTTAACGTGCTTTTCATAAACCTGCACCTCCTTCTACCACCTCAAGGGCGGTTGCCCGCCCAAAAGGTGCCCGTGCATCCCGGCTTATTTGTTCCGCCAGGATGCGTTGCCCTCCATGTTCCGCAGAAGGATTTCCCTTGCCGTTGCAAATTCATCCCCGATGAATCCCAGCCTCAGCATCCAGCACCGCATCGCATACTTTTCATTGTCGGTCTGCTGGGGCTTTGGGCTTGCCGTCCTGACCATCTTGGCAAGCTGGCTCATTGCGAGGCAAAGCTGGATATAGGCTTTCATCTCACCGGCGTGCAGTCCGTTGCGCTTTCCGTCCGCTGGGTCTGCGAATTGGAAAAGGCGGAATTCAATGGTCCCTTTTGTAAAGGTGGCATGGAGGTTCAGCATGTGGTACCGACTTGAATTGTAATGGGCATTCCGGTTTTCCCAGCTGGAACCGTTGCCTTCGTACCAGATGTCTTCCAGCTTGCGCATGGTGGTCGGCTTCTCGCGGTTCAGCCGGTCGAGGAAGCGGTGGTCGACCACACGGCAATATTGTCCGGTGCGCCCTGCATCGATTCGGATGGCTCTGCCGATCTGCTGTTCGTGCGCCGCCATGATATTCACAAGGTTGCGGATGGTCTTTGCGGTGTGGTCGCCTTTGCCGATGTGGATGTGAACCCCGCATCCGCGGCTTGGGCCGCTCTTTGCGCCTGCCTTTCGGAGCAGTCGGATAATCTCCTGCAAGGTTTCGATGTCGTCGTAGGTGAGGATCGGGGTGACCAGTTCGCATTTTTCTGCGTCCGGTCCGTAGATGCTCACATCCCTCTGGAATTTCCAAACCCTGCCCTGTCCATCCTTGCAAGCCCAGCTGTAATATCCGTACTCGCCGGCGGCGTTCCATGCTCTGGTTCCGAAGTACTCGGCGACCTTTCTTGCCGCTTTTTCTCTGGTGATGTTGTTCATCTCGATCTCAACTCCGATGGTCTGGTTCTTCATGGCTTCAATCTGCTCTCTTGTTTTATCGTTCATGGTATGTTCTCCTTTGTTTTTTCCTTGTTTTCCCTTTCGGTATGTGCATATTACCGTCAGGTGCGGATAATAGCAAGGATATAAAAGAACATATATTCGACAAATATAAGGCAGAATGATCGTGTACATTTCTGCAGTTTATCCGCTTGATAATGTACATTTTCAGAGCTAATATCGGTACGATGGAAGAGGGTCTCGCATATTTTCCGGCCCCCATTGGGGGATTGGGAGCTTACGCTCCCGCCTCCAGCATCTGCGCCGTGTCTGCCCCACAGTCGGGCTGTGTCGGCCGGGTCGTATCCGGTGCGACCGTTTCCCCTGTGGCAGGATCGCCGTTCTGTGCCGCCAGTTTCGCGGCTTTCAGGGCATCCCGTTTTGCCTTTTCCCTTGCAAGGAACTTCTGTGCTTCCTCATCCGTGCGGAAAGCCGCATGGCCGGAAAGGTTCTCCATGAGGATCTTGCGTGTCTCTTTGAAATCCGGACCGTTCATCCCCAGCCGCAGGAGCCATGTGCGGAGTGCGTATTTCTCATTCTCATCGTTGACATCCTTTGCCTGGATGCGCTTCTGGCTGATAGCCTGCTGGTTCATCAGCACCGCCAGCTGTGCAAAAGCCGTCAGATGTTCGTGGTCCGGTGCAGTCGGGAAGCCGGTAAAGGTGACCTTCTCGGTGGTGATTTTCAGGCCTTCCAGTGCAGCACCATGTTCAGTCTCATAGTCGCTGACCGCATTGATGAAGTTCATGATGGCAAAGGTGCAGCTATCGTCCTTCAGCTTCTCGACCAGCCCCTCTTCCACATGGAAGTGTCCTCCAGTCGCCTTGCCGATGAGCTTGCCGCGGCTGTAAAGAAGGTTGACCAGGTTGCGGAGAGTCACACCGTTGTGCTGGCTGACCGGGAATGCAAGTTCCAAGTCCAGCGGCACCTCTTCCGGCTGATCTTCTGTCTCCTGCGATTCTGCATCCGGCTCATCCTCTATGGTATCATCCTCAGCCGTATTGTCCGGCTCCAATGCATCCTCGGCTCCTGCTTCCGCAGGTTCATCTTCTGCGGTATCTGCATCTTCGGATTCCTGCTCGTCCAGAACCTCCAGCTCTGCTTCGGGCATCTGCTCAGTTTCCGCTTCGGTCACAGGCTCCTCATCCATATCCGCTGTCAGCTCTGTGTCCTCCGGCTGGTCATCCGTGCTCTCAATACTCTCGCCGCCGCGGATCAGTCCCTCATTCAGCAGGGTCGTCAGCAGCTCGGCATCTGCATTCTCCGGCTCGACCAGAAGGTTGCCATTCCGGTCGATGGTGTAGCTCCCGATGTCGTAAGAATACAGAGGTGCTTTGGTATAGTAAGGGTGGATGCCGGTCAGCTCCTCCATGCGTTTTGCGAGGGTCTTTCTCTCGGCTACGTTCAGTTTAAATTTCAACATAATTCATCGCTCCTTTTCGTTCATTTGTTTTTGTGCATCCCGATGTTCTTTTCGGTAGCACATATATCACTCTAAAACGGATGAATAGCAAGGCCATTTCCCGATATTCTTCATGTTCGACCATTTACACAAGGGACCGCAAAATCTGTTGTGTAAATAGGACCAATATGTAAGCCCACCATATCAACAGGTCGCTTTCTACCTAATAATATAGCGGGCCAGTTTATTCTTCCAGACCTGCACACCACGCGATGCCGGCCAGAACAAAGAATGCGTTGGCTAAGCAAATGCCGTTGCCCCAGATACGGTACTCTGCCGAATCCGTATACGGGTCAGCCAGCCATTTCCGGATCTGCTTCTCCGTCTTCGGCTTCTTGGCATGGGTCACGATCTTACGGTGTGTTTCAAACACATCCGCCCAGAACGCCAGATCTTCCTCGGTTGGGTTTTCCGTTCCGAGATCTCTGCACCACCAGTCAGGGAATCCCTGCAGTCTGGCACACTCGGTCGGTGTCAAACGGCGGACGGTATAGGTCACAGGTGCGGGCTGTGCTTCCGGATTGTCGATGACCAGACGGTCATTGAAGGCATCCTGCCCGTTGAAGGCGCTGGGATGTGCCCCGGTTGCCACGGTTCCCATGACACCCTCGTTCAGATGCGGCACCGGTGCGATAGTGGTTGGGTCTTTGTAGTCCCGTGCCATCAGGGTCGGTGCGACTTCTTTTGCCACCTGCATATAGGAGCCGGTGGTCATGGCATACACATCCTCCGGTGCGCAGACTGCATGGCGGTCAGTGGCATCCAGTGTAAAGCAGACATCCTCATTGACGCCATCCCCCTGCGGACCGTTCTCATCCTTACGGCCGATCATGTTGCCCTGCAGGACGAAGGTCTGCATCTGGTCACTCCGGGTCGCCATCAAAGCGCCGGACTTGCCATGCAGATCGATCAGCTCATTGCGCTGGTTCACATGGAACGCAGTCATCTCTTCCGGCTGTGCCACAAAGGTCTGCTGCTTCATCCCCGGCTCTGCTGCCAGTGCCGCTGACTTCTCTCCCAGATCCCTGACTTCATCCCTCTGATTCTGGGTAAAGGCGACCGGCTCTACCACACAGATGCCGCCCTGATTGCAGGTCGGGTCACCACCGCTGCGGTCCAGTGTCCGGGAGGTCTCCGCTTCATAGAAACCGCTATGCGGATTGTCGGACATCATGGAGTGGCTGGCTTTGGAGCAGACACCATAGCATTTCGGAACGAACAGTGTCTGGTCGTTATTGCAGCCGAGGGTGGCCGACTTTTCTTCCTGCCAGATGGCTCCCTTGCCGCCGCCTTCACACCCGGAACGGATCTTCAGTGTGACTGCCGGGGAGTTTTCAACTTCTTTCACCGGACTTTCCACTGAATTTTCAACAGCGTCCATGACCATCGGGACATTACCGCCGCCCGTACCACACCGGCTTGTCAGTGTCTGCACCTTACCGTCCTCGGAAATCTTCACCCGGCTGTCAGCAGGATGATTTTCCAGTGCGATGGCAGCAGGCACAACACCAGCCCGGAGGGTCGGTGACCGCTCTTCCTCGTATCCGATGCTTCTGGCCTCTGCGGAATGCTCAGTACAAAAACCGGCAGCTTCCAGAACACACGGCTGATGTCCATGCTCCTCTGCCCGGAGAGTTCCGGTCACATCCTGGGAAACATCCATCTGCCTGCCGCCCTGGTCGTTCAGACAGATCCGCCCTCCTGCTCCGCTGCAGCCTGCCTCTCCAGTGCCGCTTTCAGCACCGGCGGCAGCTCTTTGCCACGCACGGAAGCCCTCCGCAGAATACCGAGACACGCCTTCGGACTCAAATAATATCTTTGGGGCACTCTGGTCTGCAAAATCTGCGACAAGGTAGATACGTTTTCTTCTTTGGGGAACGCCCCACCATTGTGCATCAAGAACTCGATACGCGACGCTCCATCCGTCTCCCACGTAGTAGTCAGCGTCGGACCATCCTTTCTTCTCAGGCGCAGGCACCGAGGCGGCCGGTTCTTTAACACCGATGACGGCTTCGAGGACTGCTTTGAAGTCCTGCCCTTTGTTTGAGGAGAAGGCCCCTGGCACATTCTCCCACACGATAAATCTTGGTTTTTCTCCATTGGTCTTACACCTCATTTCCTTCACGATTCGGATTGCTTCGTAAAACAGACTGGACCGTGAACCATCCAGACCGTCCCGCTTACCGGCGATGGACATATCCTGACAGGGACTGCCAAAGGTGATAATGTCCACGGGCGGCAGGTCTGCTCCACTGATGGCAGACACATCTCCGTAGTGTTTCACCTGCGGCAGACGCTTCGTCGTGACCCGGATGGCAAACGGCTCGATCTCGCTGCTCCACACCGGAGTGATCTGCCCGGTCAAAAGACCGCCCAATGGAAAACCTCCGGAGCCATCAAAGAGGCTGCCGAGGGTCAAAGTCTTATTCTGTTCTGTGCTCATGCGGAAGCCTCCTCTCCGAGCATCTGCTCATTCGCTTTCCGGTAAAAATCTCTGGATACTTCAAATCCATAGCTGTTGCGCCCCAGCTCTCTTGCTGCTCTCAGCGTGGAACCACTGCCAGCACACGGGTCAATAATCACATCGCCTTCATCCGTGAAAGTTTCGATCAGGCGTTTCAGCACGGAGATCGGTTTCTGGGAAGGATGAATCTTCGGGTACTCCTTGCCATCCCGCTTCCAGTCAAACCAGTTGAAGATCATGTGGGGCTTGCCGTCCTCACCGAGATTACGGAACTTCGGGAGCTTGCCCCGGTACAAAACCAGCGCATACTCCGTTGCGCCCACAATTTTCATGTTGGCTTTTAACACCTGCGGACTGTAGTTCTTGCAGAACACCAGCGGGATATAATTCTTGAAGCCGTATTTCTCTGCTTCGGTGATCACCTTTGGGATCTGCTGGAACGCACAGAACACGATCATGCACGGTGCATCCTTTTCTCCTGTGCCGGGTTCTTTCTTCAGCAGGCGATTGCAGAAGTGGAAATACTCTGCGATATTGAAAGTGAAGTCGGTATTGAACGCTGCCTTCCTCGCCTTACTGCTCTCCCCATTTTTGTTGTCGCCATCTACATACCAGTCCGGCCGGCTGGCATAGAAGTCCGTACCGATGTTGTACGGAATATCTGCGATCACCAGCTGCGCCTTGGGGATGTTATAAGACTTGAAATTCTGGAAGTTGTCATGGATGAGGACGCATTTTACATCAGGCATCGGCATCCTCGCTTTCCGGCTCGAAGGTCGCCACTTCCTCGAACTTCAGCTTCTGGCCGTCACGGACAACAAACACATCATCGTAGTGACCATCGCTGTGTTCGATGTACCGCTTCACAATCACATCCACGAACTTCGGGTCCAGCTCGATACCCCTGCACACACGGTCGGTCTCTTCGCAGGCGATCAGTGTCGAGCCACTGCCGAGGAACGGGTCAAGCACGATGCCGTTGGTCATAGTGGAATTGCGGATCGGATAGCTCATCAGGCCGATGGGCTTCATGGTCGGATGATCCTTGTTGGCCTTCGGCCGGTCATACTCCCAGATGGTCGTCTGTTTCCGGTCGGAATACCACTGGTGCTTCCCCTTCTGCTTCCAGCCGTAGAGACACGGTTCATGCTGCCACTGGTAAGGACTGCGGCCCAGCACCAGCGCATTCTTCTTCCAGATACAGCACCCGGACAGGTAGAACCCGGCATCCTTGAATGCCTTTCTAAAGTTCAGCCCTTCCGTATCTGCATGGAAGATGTAGATGGAACCGTCGTCTGCAAGATGGCCGTGCATCTGCTGGAACGCTGCCAGAAGGAACTGGTAGAATTCCGAATCACCCATGTTGTCATTCATGATCTTACCAGCAGTCTCTTCCACATCCACGTTATAAGGGGGATCGGAAAGGACCAGATTTGCCTTGGTACCTTCCATCAGGGTGTCGTAGCATTCCGCTTTGGTGGAATCGCCGCACAGAACGATGTGTTTTCCCAGATGCCAGAGGTCACCATCTTTGGAGAAGCATGGCTGCTTCAGCTCCGATTCCACATCGAAGTCATCTTCCTTGACTTCTTTGCTGTGGACTTTGTTGAACAGCGTCTCGATCTCCGGCGGCTCAAAGCCGGTCTTGCCAAGGTCGAAGTTGGAATCTTCGATGTCCTTCAAAAGATCAGCCAGCAGGGAATCATCCCATGCACCCGTAATCTTATTGAGCGCAATGTTCAGGGCTTTCTCTCTGGTCTTGTCGATGTCCACCACCGCACAAGGCACTTCGGTGTAGCCCAGCCCCATCGCTACGGTCAATCTCTGGTGGCCGCCGATGATTGTCATATCGGCATTGACCACCAAAGGATCTGCGAACCCGAACTCCGTGATGGAGTTCTTGATCTTCTCGTACTCTTTGTCCCCCGGCTTCAGCTTTTTCCGGGGATTGTATGCGGCCGGCTTAAGTACGGACACCGGCAGCATCTTCAGTTCAGCAGTCGCTTTCATGTAAGCCCTCCTAATTCAGATTCACATGCGCATGACCCCGGAGAACGGCACGAAAAAGGAGCCGAACAAAAAGCCCGACTCCATCTCATCTCCATCTTCCTGCGGCTGTTCAGCCATCTCGCACCATTCCGGGTTTTCCCCGTTCACGGATGCCAGGACCTTATCTTCCGCATCGTCAATCGCATGTACACAGATACCCCCGGTGTTGAACATCGGAAACACACCGATAATCTTACTCACCCTCACCCACTCCCTTCATCCCGTATCGATAATCCCAGTAACAATTCTGACTGCAGAACTTCCGCTGCCGTTTTCCTTCATCTACGGCATGGAACTCCCTTCCACAGTTTTTACAGACCGCGATCCGAAAAGGCTTATGCTGCCTGTAATATTCCTCCCGGCAAGCCGGAGAACAGAACCGTCTCCGACCACTGTTCCCTCTCTGCACGAGAATGCGTCCGCAAACCGGACAGCGCCGTTCCCCCGACCCATCCGGTGGCTGTAACTGGCAGCTCCCCGTTTCCGGCAGACCCAGTTCCCGGCAGTAATCTGTGACCTGTTCCAAAGAAAGCCCTGTGTTTTCTGCGATCTCCACACATTCAAACCCTGCAAGCCGCTGGCTTCGGACTTCTTCTCTCTCCGAGCGGTACTCATAGCCCTCAAACACACAGTCCAGCCGGACACCGTTCTTTACCACATCACGTTCTATGTTCAGCGGTTCTTCCATTTGCATCGCCCTCCTTCCAGCGTCCTTTGTTTGCACAGGCACGGCTGCAATATTTCCGTTCCAGACCATACTGGTGCCGGTAGGAAAACTCCCTGCCGCACACCGGGCAGATCTTCGACCGCACGGTCTTCCACTTCTCCGGCTTTGGATGGGTGTTGTTCCACCGTGACCGGCATTCCGGTGAGCAGAACTTCCGTGGTCTGCCTTTATGGTTTGGTACGATTGCCGTACCGCACTGAGGGCAGAAGGAAAAAGCCATGTCCCTGATCATCTCAGCCGTGTAATCTTCCATCTGCCCTCACCTCACTCTCATTTTTCGCCGTTTCTTCGGCGGTTTCTTAGAAAAATTTCAAAATACATACGAAAAGCAGCGAAGTTGAAATCGGCACTGCCCCGTCAAGTTGGGTCGTTGTTGCGGCGGCCGATTCCCGCTTGCCCCTGCTCCTCCCGGAATAAGCTAAAATGTGCGAAAGCTCCCTGTTTACGAGAGGTTTCACACACTTTGGTTCATTTCGGGGAAAAAGAATGGCACCGGAACCGAAGCTCCGATGCCTGTACATTTTCCTGTTTCATTTTGCGTCGTTATTCCTCTGACCCCCGGCCTATGAATTTTGCGGTTTTTCACGCAAAAGGGGCCACCGGTCTCCGTGTGACTTCACCGTAGAGAAGTGACCCCGGCCCCGGTGGGGCTGTCAGTAGGTGTAAATCGGGTTGATGTCTTCGGTTAACGTCTTCTTATCGTGACAGCTTTTGCAGAGCGGCTGCCAGTTGTTCTGGTCCCAGAAAAGTTTCTGGTCACCACGGTGTGGAATGATGTGATCCACAACCGTTGCCCGGACGTACTTGCCCTGCTTGGCACACTGCACACAGAGTGGATGAGCTTCCAGATACGACTTTCTGGCTTTCTGCCACCTCCTGTTGTATCCACGCTTCGCTGCCGGGCGGGTCACCTCTGGATGGAGAGGCAGGTGCTTCTCACAGTAGAGCCGGCCGGCTTCCACCAGCTCTGGGCAGCCGGGGTGATGGCACGGTGTCTTTGGTCTGTATGGCATGGGTCAGTCCTCCCACGGGAGACCAGCCTTACCGAAGTGACCGTAAGCACTGACCTTGTTGTAGTCCACGTCCAGCAGTCCCAGTCGCTTGATGATCCCCTGCGGGGTCAGATCGTAGCTGTCATGGACATAAGCTTCAATGAAGTCAAGGGACTGGTGTTCCGTACCGAAGCATTCGACCGCCACACCCACCGGCTGAACCACGCCGATGGCGTAGGCCAGCTGGACTTCGCACTTGTCAGCGTAGCCCGCCTGCACGATGTCCTTGGCAATCTTCCTCGCCATGTATGCTGCGGAACGGTCCACCTTGGTGGGATCTTTACCGCTCAGAGCGCCACCACCCATGCGACCGATGCCACCGTAGGTATCGCACGCCAGCTTCCGGCCAGTCACACCACAGTCGGCGTAGCTGCCGCCCAGCACGAAACGACCGGTCGGATTGACGAGCTTCGTGAAGTCACCGTCCAGACCGTATTCGCAGGCGGCCAGTACCATCATGGATTCGATGATGTGCCGGAAGTCGCTGACCTCCACATCCGGGCTGTGCTGCACGGAGCAGAGGAAGGTAGTGATGCGTCCGGTGTCGTAGTCGTAGCTGACCTGTGCCTTGGCATCTGCACGGAACATCTTGGACGGATGATTCTTCAACAGCTGCAGGAACTTGGTGGCGACCATGTACGGGATTGGCATCTGCTCTGCCGTTTCATTGGTGGCATAGCCATACATGATGCCCTGGTCACCTGCACCGCCCTTGTCCACACTGAGCGCAATATCCGAGGACTGCTTGTCCACCAGAATGCCGACGCGAAGAAGCTCGGTCAGGTTCCACCCCAGCTTTTCGGCGCCGATGCGATTGAACACATCATGGACGATCTGGTTGTAGTTTGGCCGGTAGTCGGTGGTGACCTCGCCGGCAATAAAGAGCTGGCTCTTTTTCAGCAGACACTCGATCGCCACACGGGCGTGCCTGTCATGCTGAAGGATGTCGGTCACGATGGCATCTGCGATCTGGTCACAGATCTTATCGGGATGGCCATTGCTGACCTGTTCACAAGTGATGATCTTACTCATGTTCTATCCTCTCTTTCCTATATCACAAAGCAGGCCGTTTTTGTCCTTGCCCACAAATAGGCTCCCACAAAGACTGCCTGCCCTGTCTCAGTTCATGGTTTCCGTTCATTCTCTTATTTTGCTTTCTTCTTCTCAACTCATGTAGCATGTAGCAACCATGTAGATGAATTTTATATAAGAAAGCTATAAAAGAAAGTAATAATAAAAAAGGTTATGAAATCTCGGCTACAAACCAGCTACATGCTACAAAGCACCCAAAATCAGAAAAAAGATCACAAAAGGCTGTCCTTTGGCTTATATGCATCCTGTACCGTCAGGTCTTCTGCTCCATCTTCTACTTCCTTGAACTTGCAGTCCATGATCAACGTAGTCTGTCCGCCACCACCTTTGGGGCGCTTTCGGACCACTTTGAAATGCACGCCGATAGCATTTTTAAAGTTCTTCTGGTTCTCCGAGGAATACCCGTTCTCCTCACACCACTTTGTGTACAGCTGGTATGCTGCTGCCGTCCGAAGTTCCGATCCTTCCTCTTTTTCAAGCCACGCCTCAATGAACTGTCCGATCCGATCAGAATCATCCTTGTAATCTTCCGTGGCTTTCGTGACAGCCTGCGGAAGTTCCAAACCCCGCTGGCAGAACTTTTTGTACCCTTCCAGACACCAGTTGAAAATACCTGACAGGTTCTCCGGCTTCGCAAACTGCCCCTTCAGCCCCTGATCCTGTTCTCCCTCTTCAAAGTGACGGTTAAACGGGATGATCTTCAGTCGGCCGGATTGGAACAAGGTCATATCATTGACATTGGGCAGGTAGTTCGTATTGATAAAAATCTTGAAAACCGGCACAAAATCAAAGCTGTTCTCATTCAGGAATCGAGCATTGATGGTGTCGTTGCCAGTCATTCTTTTTACGAGAGCCGCATTAAATGTGATCTTCTTCTCCGGCTCAGAGATATTTACAAATCTGGAGCCAACCAGACGAGCTACTTCTTCCGAAGGTCCGCCTGTGTTCCCACCACGGAATTTAGCTGCCAGCATATCCGGATTCGATGTCTTTCCATAGTCGCCCATGATCTTCAGAAATGTTTCCATTGCAGTGCCTTTGCCGTTTCGGGAAGTGGCACCGTAAAGGATAAACATACACTCCTGCGAGGTATCTCCTGTCAGAGCGTATCCCAAAGAACGCTGAAGGAAGTCTGCCAGATCCGCATCCCCGCACATGACCTCCTTGATAAACGAGTGCCAGCGTGGACAGTCTGCTTCCGGGTCGTAGGTAATACCGGATTCCATTGTGAGATAATCCTCCGGCCGATGCTCCCTGAATTCCAGTGTCCGCATATCCAGCGTTCCATTTTGGCAGTTGAAGAAATACTTATTCCTGTCGAATGCCTGCATGGAGATCGGGTACACGGACATGGCATCTCTTAACATCGTTTCCCGATTCTTACGCAGCTGCAGTTTTCGGACACGGTCGATGAACCGCTTCCTGGCATCCTCTTCGGTGATCGTCAGGGCAAACACATACAGCTTGTCAGCCAGCAGCTTTGCCAGTTCCGACACCTTGAGATTGCCTTTGTCCGGCCGCCAGACAGATCCGTCATAGACATACCAGCCTTTACGTTCACTGTTGTACCGGGCAATCTGCTTGAAATAATCCGCAAACATATTGCCCATGCCGATCTCATTTCTGCCATACCGGGCATTTGTGTGCGGTGCCATTTCTTCCAGCGTGATCGTAATTTTGGTAAGATCCGGCTGGAACTCGATATAGTCATCCTCATCCAGCTTGGAAAACTCTTCATCCACGATATCCTGTGCGTTGACCGGCATATAGACGGCCGCACAGGTATTGACCGTGTTACGGATAGAGATTGCACCGTAGGTCGAACCAGCCTGTTTTCGGTCCCACTTGGGGCGCATCAGACCAGATGTGCGGAAGATACGGTCCATCTGCTCCTCATCACAGCCGCACCAGAATGCCAGGATAGACAAGAGTGCCATATCTGCATCCGACTGGCTGCCGTAGAGGTCTTCCCACTCACCGGCAAAGAGCTTTTTGAACTTTTCAGAGTTACTGGCCTCGTTGGCATGTGCGATCACAGCCTCATCATCCAGATACGAATGGTGCTGGAAATGGGTCTGCTGCACCTGCTTATTTCGCTTCATCAGCGAGTCCAGCAGAGTGGTCATTGCCGTTTCATCGTTTGGGATCTCACCTGTGCGGTAAACATCTCCCGTTACGGTGACGAAGCGGTTTGTCGCACCGGGCATATACACTTCCAGACCTTTGCTGCGGTTGTTGATGTAATAGACCGTCTTGTCGTAGACGTAGTCTTCTGGCACATGGAAGAATCCACGCAGACCTTTGCCGGACGGTGACTTCTCTACATACGCTGTAGGAAAGATTGAAAGTACGGTGTCCGCTGTGTCATTCAGCGTCCCGTCCTCACGGATACAGTGGTCGATGTCAAAAGCTCCGATACCACTGCCCACAGCAATGCCGATGCCGTCATAGCCGCCCATTGCATAAGTGACAAGCGTAGTCTTGAAATCTGCAAAGGTGCGGAGATCATTGATCCTGGCTCTATCACCATTCGCCGGGTTATACGGCATCTTGGTCTTCTGACCGTTTCGCTTTTCAAATTTCCAGACACAAAACCGGCAGGAGGTCTTCAGCTCCGCCGGGATATTTTTGATATCCACCATAGCGGTTAGACCTCCTTCCTGCTGTGTACAGCGTTGCTGCCGTAATTGGCATTGCTGCCGCGCACAGCATTTTCGTCTGTATTTTGTTTGTTTTTCTTAGTACTGTGCATATCAAACTGCCTTGCCACAGCCTGTTCAATCTCCTGCTTTTTCTCAGCAGAGATCACCCTGCAAAGGCGTCCAAACAGTGCCGACTGGTCGATCGTTGTGATCTGCTCGACCAGCAAAATGGAATCCTCCAGTCGTTCCGCTCTGAGCATCTCACAATGTGCTTCTGTCAGCACGATATGTGTTGGCAGGTCGAGCTTTTTCATCTTGCTCGTAAGCGGAATAACTGTGAAGGTCTGCGAATAACGGTTCGCAATATCGTTTGTCAGGATCAGCACCGGACGGTTCCCACTCTGCACACAGGTGCCATAATGGTTACCAAGTTCTGCAAACCAGATCTCATACTGCTTCGGGATTCTGGTCGTCGGCCAGTTGTAAGCGGGGAAGCTGTCATAAGTTGTGTGGCTGCTTTCCTGCTGCTTTTCGGTGCTGTGGTTATGCGTGGCGGCGCTTTTATGCTTGGTGCAGCCACGCTTGTTGATGTACTTGTTCACATGGATCTTCCTGCCGCGCGGCAGAATCCGTGCGTTGCTTTTCTTTCTCCCCATTCTGGGTTTCACCTCTTCTCTCCTGATACAAAAACAGCCGTCCGGAATCCGAATCCGTGACGGCACAACATGTAAAAAGCGGATAAAAATACCGGGCAGCTTTCGCTCCCAGCACTCTTATCCGCTCCCGGTTTTATCTTATTTTCCTAGTATAAAGTATAGCAAAAAGCCGATGTACGCATAAGAAGCAGTTTTCCTAATTAACTGCTGTTTTTCCTGAAAAAGCCCTCTTTTTCCAAATTTACTACAAATTCTTTGAAGCCTTTTCCCTTGTAATAATCTGCCCTGCTTTTTCCAAAAGAACAGCCGTTGGAATCCTTCATCGACTTCAACGGAATACGCTCAAAATAGAACTGTCTGACTGCTACCCTCGCATCAGAATCAGACACCCGGCTCAGAGCCAGTTCCATAATACGAAGCCGTGTGCTCTGCTTATCGTATTCCCTTTTGCACTCCGTATACATCTCTTCCTTGATGCCGCGCTCCAAATCGGAGATAGCCGCTGCCTGTTCCTGTTTGATCTCGTCCAGCATTTTCTCCTTTTCTGCAATGTCTGCCTTGAGTTTTTCATAACCGCCGCAGGCATCTTTTGCTATGGCTTCATGCCGTTTATCCGGCTGAAAACTCCACTTAATCGGTCTTCCCACATTCTCCCCTCCTGTGTCTGTCATGCAAACGGATCACATCCGCAATCCCCTGCAATGCAGTTTCTTTCTCTCGCTCCACCACCCGGCGGCTTAAAATTCTCCCATCCAAACCAGTGATCTCCGAGTGCTTTCTGCCGTCCACAAAGAGCTGCTCTGCCACGATCCGCGTACACCCCCGAAGACTGCGCAGTCCAACCTCGAACAGCTCGATATCTTCACAGACCTTGTAATAGGGTTCCAGAAACTGCTCGGTGCGCTGGGTCTGCACTTCCCGGTTCATGGATGCCAGTACCTTGTCACAGTTCAGCACGGTGCGCTCCACCGGATTTGATGTACCGCTAGTCTGGACACGCTCGGATTCCTCATGTGCGCCCTGCGACAACTTGTAGATGATCTCGTCCTTAGTGTAAAACCAGGACCGGGAATCCTCGTACTGCTGCCGGAGCATATCCCGCCTGTGTACCAGCAGCCTATAGGAATCAGCCAGTTCCTTTGCCTGTTCCATATAATCCATCTCGTCTGACATACTGCACCTCCTGTTCTGGTCTGTTTATTTTTATCACGCAATATCACCTAATGCCCGGATGTTCTCTGGAGTCAGAGCAACACCGGCTTCCGTGAGCAGCTTCACGAGCTTTTTCATCTCTCGCTCCGCTTTCCGGCGCAGGTTTTCTGCCCTCCTCCTTCTACGCTCCACAGCTTCAACCTTTACTCTTGCCTGCACGCCTGATATGAGTGTGCAGGCATCCAGATCCGTCAGCGTATTGTACCAGTTGGAGTGAAAGAAACCTTCCAGCCTCTTTTTCTCAAATTGCGCATCCCGATTGTTTGGATGATCCTCCAAACGGAACAGTACGGTTTTGTAATCCTTAACAGCCTGCAGGATGATTGCATTCGCCAGATTCTCGTAGCATTCCAGATTGTCCGCTGCCATTCCCATCAGTCGTTCACCCTGCCCTTTCCTGAATCATTCTCTTTTGTGTCGTACCACGGTGCCGGCACCTTCTGTCCATCCAATCCATACTTGAACATATAGATGGAATACCATGCCGCCTCATACATGCAGTCGATCAGTTTGCGGTTCGGCTCCGGCATCAGAGCTGCATTCCGCACAAACAGGTCAACAAAGTTTTCTTTTTCTTCCCTGTCTGTCGCCAGACGGTGCTCCTTCGCGTCGATCAGGATCTCAGCAAAGCGATAGCACTTCCTCTTGTTCTGCTGAATCCAATCGAAACGCCAGGTAACCGCATCCAGAATCGTCTGTCTGGTATCCTCCGCCGTCAGCTTCGGTGCATCCGGGTGTTTGCCTGCCGCCACTGCTTTCGCATAGCATTCCTCCGCACGGTCTTCCGCACAGAAACGCTTGTGAAACTGAAGCTCGTAGGCTTTTGCCTGACACATGAGCAGTTCGATTTCATGCTCATAGGCTTCCTTTGCCAGCATATCCTGTGTAACTCGCAGATCAGAGGTCTTACGGGCAGGCGTTTCCCCAAAAATCGCACACAGCAGCCCGGTGCCACTGTACGGACGGAACATCGCATACGGTGTGAAAAATCCATCATTGTCGCGCTTCCGCTTGCCGATCTGCACATGCGGTGCAGTCTTGTAGTGATATCGGTCGGTATCCAGAATGCCGTGAGAGTTCTTTCTCTCAGAGGCACGATCCTTTGCATTCAGAAACTTGTAATTGGTCGTATTCTTTTCCATAATTTTCTCCTATTCCTCCAGCCGTGCTCTAACGGCAGATATCAGCTTTTCCTGTGTCATGTCCTTCTGCTCCAATGCCGCCATGACATCCTCGTCCACGGTATTCTTCGTGATGATGTGGTGAATGGTCACCACATGGGTCTGTCCCTGCCGCCAAAGCCGGGCATTGGTCTGCTGATACAACTCCAAAGACCAGGTCAGCCCAAACCAGATCAGGATGTGTCCGCCCTGCTGGATGTTCAGGCCATGTCCGGCCGATGCAGGATGGATCAGGGCGACCGGGATGTTTCCAGCATTCCAATCCTTGATGTCGGTACTCCTCTTGATATCCCGGACTTTGATCTTCAGCTTCGACAGATGGTTGATGATACGCTCCCTGTCATGCTTAAACCAGTAAGCTACCAGCACCGGCTGTCCGTTGGCGGCTTCGATCAGGTCTTCGAGAGCTTCCAGCTTGTGGTCGTGAATGACTCTCGCCTTGCCGTTCTCGTCATAGACCGCGCCATTGCTCATCTGCAACAGCTTCCCTGTCAGTGATGCAGCATTGGCAGCGTCTATGTCACCGTCTTTCAGCGGAATCAAAAGATCCTGCCGAAGCATATCGTAGAGTTCCCTTTCCTGCGTGTTCATCTCGACTTCGCACCTTGTAGGTACACAATCCGGCATATTGAGATAATCCAGAGCCTTCATAGAAATCGTGATGTCAGAGATCCGCTGGTAGATCATCTCCTCTGCTCCCTGTCTTGGTACATACTGGAACACGATTTCTGTTGCCGGGTTCATCGACCCAGCCTTAAAGTAGGCTTCCCGGTAGCGACCGATAAACTTTCCAAGGCGCTCCCCGCCATCCAGAATCCCAATCTCTGCCCACAAATCCATAAGGCCGTTGGAAGAAGGTGTGCCGGTCAGACCAACCCACCGCTTCACAAACGGGCGGACTTTTCGCAGGAACTTAAAACGCTGGGACTGATAGTTCTTGAACGATGACAGCTCATCGATCACAACCATGCCAAAATCCCAGCGCATTCCATTTTTCTCGTAATACTCCACCAGCCACTTGATGTTCTCCCGATTGACGATGTAGATCATCGCCGGGTGGTGGACTGCTGCGATCCGGGTCTTGACATCTCCAACGATGATGGAAATGTCAAGCCCTTTTAAGTGATCCCACTTTTCAATCTCTGCCGGCCATGTGTCACGGGCAACACGCAGCGGTGCAATGATGAGAACCTTGTTAACCTCGAAAGTCTCAAGCATAAGGTCTTTGATTGCAGAAAGGGTTATGACGGTCTTTCCTTAACCCAAGCCCATATCCAGAAAAAGGGCTGCAGTCGGGTGCGTTTTAATATACTCGGTGCAGTAACTCTGATAATCGTGTGGAATGAACTTCATAGCGGCATCACCTCCTCCCCGGCATCCTGTGCCTGTGTTTCCGGCTCCTCACTTTGTGTATCTCCCTGCGGCAGCGTAACCGCCGGCATCTCCGGAATCTTTGCCCCGATCCCCTGTGGGATAGGTTCACCCGGTTTCCAACGAAGCAACGCATAGATAGCAGGCTGGATCTGCTCCAGACGGTCAACACAGAACACCGGAAAGCCCAGTGCCTCCAGCTGCTGTCTGCGCTTTCGCTGAAGGATGCGCATCTGCTTGCCTGGAGCTTTCAGCTCCACAAACGCACACTTGCCGCCGAGCAGCAGAACCAGACGATCCGGCACGCCATTCATGGTCTGACTGGTAAATTTAAGGGCCTGCCCTCCGGCGGCCCTTACAGCTTCTACGAACTGCTTCTCAACTTCACTTTCTCTCATCCGGATTCACCTCCTTCGCTCTCCAGACTCTGGTTCGTGGGTGTTTCCTCTTTTTTCTTTTTTCGGTGAGGTTTGTTCCTGCCGGTCAGTGTTCGCCTTTCGTTCCTGCTGTTTTGCCCTCATTGCTCTTTTCTTCTTCCGTTCTTCCCTTTCCATGTTTCTGATTGCCCGGTTTGCAGTCGGATCAGGTGGAAGATGATGGATTGCTCTGGGAGGGCTGTCATCCTTATGTTCGACCCAGTGAATCACATTTTCCATAGCCGCCACCTCACTGATTGATCTGCTTCCACTGCTGCGGCTCCATCGTGGCGACCTGCCAGCCGATGCCTTCCAGTGTGGTGGCACGGTCGTAAGAAACAACGTCCTGAGATGCGCGGGTCACCGCATTGGAAAGGCCGTACAGAGAAAGGTCGCCGCCTTCGATGAGGTACTTGAGGATGCCTTCCTGTTCCTCGGCGTTGATGCCGTAGCTCTGGGCAGTCAGCTGCACCACATCCTGCACCTTACCGGTGATCGGTACTGCCATAGATTCCTGCAGGCGACCGACCACCTGAGAGAAGCGGCTCTCATCAATAGCTGCCATCGTAGTGTCACGCAGCTTCAAGAGGAAAGCCTTGTCCTCCGCTTCCATTGTCTCATCGGAATACAGTGCAAAACTGTCCTCCACTGCCTTTGCCTGCCGGCCCACATGATGACGGCGTTCGCCCATGTCATTGACCACCATGCCGTTGGTGCAGACCAGACGGTACACCAGCGGCTGAATCGACACAGCTCCCAGACCGACCTCGGAGTTGGAGATCATCACGCCAGCCTGGACGATATCGCCCCTGCGGACTTCCATCTCCAGACGGTGATTGACCACCTTGAGGTACAAACGGTTCTCCGTCACCTCGCAGGACATCACCTCGTACTGATCGTTGCCTGCAAACAGCGGCAGGACAGATGTGGCGATTTCCATGTTGTCGATGCGGCGATAGCGTTCCGACAGCAGCGCACGGGCTACCTGTCCGGCACCATAATCCATCGAGCGGACCATGTAAGAACCGGGCTTGTCCGCAAACCAGCTGTTCACGTTCTCGGCCAGAAGCTCCGGCTTCTGTGCCTGCATGAGATCATAGTATTTTGCCGGGATGCCCAGTGCCGATGCCACCTGACGATGGAACAACGAGGTCGTACCAAACACCTCCTGCTGGTTGGTCGTAAGATGGTTGATCTCAAAGGTGTGTCCATCTTCCCGGAGACGCATTCCCTGCGCCGGACTGATAAAATCCTGCTTTGCCTTGTTCTGGCGGTTCAGTTCAACCAAGACTTCCTGCAAATTTCTTCCTGTTTTCATAGCAATTTTCCTCTCTATCTCTGCGGCGCATATTTATACGCCTGTTTATGCGTCTGTGTCCTTATAACAATGACGCCGTGTTATTCTAAGTTCCAAGTGCTTACAGTTCCCGGTTGATCATCTGTTTGATGATCCGGACTGCTCCCTGCATGCGCCTGCGGTTCAGTCGGGTGTCCTGCAGGAGTGTATCCAGCGCATCCACCTCGTCCCGGATGTTACAGAGAACCGACCGCTGATGGTCAGCAAGGCGTTCATTCTCCTGTTCCATGCGGTCGTACTCTTTTTCGTAATCATCGATATCCTCTACGTTGGTATCGATGTACTCCTCGATTTCCCGGCGGAGTTCCTCGCCGGCATAGTCCTCGACTGCATCCAGCAGGTCGCGGATGCCAAAGGGTGTCAGGAGTTTTCCGTCCTTCATTTTCAATACATGCGGCATCTTGTTCACCCCTTAGTCTTTGAAATAGTAGTCACCCTTGTAACCAGCTGCAGCCAACGGCAAGCCCTTACACCATGCCGGGTTGACCGACATCAGCTTACAGACCTCATCCACTGTGTACTGACCCTTGGGTGCCTCGATGATGACTTCATCGTGAACATGAGCCACAATGTTCAACCCCTCTGCTGAGATGCGGTCCATTGCCTCAGCCAGAATGTCACGGGCGATGGCCTGTGTCGCGTTCTCGACCAGCCGGCCGGAGTAGGTTTCCTGTCTGCTCCACTTGTGGTTCTGCCCCACGCCTTCATAGGTCAGGCTCATACGGCCGAAGCGGTTCGGCTGCTGTCTCGGCTTCAGATATGCCAGCCGTCTGCCGGACGGAAGCACCATCCAGAGGGTGCCGGAATAGAACTCAAATGCGATCTTTCCGACCTCCTGCCGCTCCCCGGTCTTATAGGCCGTCATTGCGGCTTTTTCGGTATCCCACCAGTACTGCACGATCTTCGGATTGGCTTCCCGCCAGGAATCAATGATCTCCGGCAGTTCTTCCTCGTGCAGTCCCATCTGCAACGCACCCATGCTGATGAGTGCGCCGGAGGAGCCGCCATATCCACAAGCCAAAGTTGCAATCTTCCCTTTCTGGCGCAGGTCACCGTTGATGCCGTGCTTGACGACAGGCACATGGAACATCTGAGAAGCTGTGGCGCAGTAAAGATCCTCCCCGTTCTGAAATGCATCCAGCACCCACTGCTCCTCTGCCTCCCACGCAAGCACACGAGCTTCAATGGCGGAAAAATCAGCCACGATGAACTCGCATCCATCTTTCGGGATCAGCATGGTGCGGATCAGCTGCGAGAGAACATCCGGCGTATTGCCGTAGATACTCTCGACCATATCGAAGCACCCCAGCTTCACGAGTGTTCTTGCTTCGTCCAGCGTGGAAATGTGGTTCTGTGGGAGGTTCTGTAACTGGATATTCCGGCCGGAATATCGTCCGGTACGACTGGCTCCATAGAACTGGAACAGTCCCCTTGCCCTGCCATCCGAACAGACACAGCGTTCCGCCGCCTGGTATTTCTTCACAGAGCTTTTCGCCATCTGGAGTCGGAGCTTCAGCATATCCAGTGCTTCCGCATCCACACCGTTCTTATCGAGCTCGGTGATCATCTGCGCCACATCCTTTTTGCCGAGTGTGTCCATCGGGATGCCGCGCTCCTCCAGCCATGTCTTCAACTGTGACACAGAGTTTGGATTCTCAAGTCCAGTTAGTTCATAGGCTTTTTTGCTCATGGCATCTGAGAGCATCAGGTCACAGGTGATTGCTTCCTGTACCAGTTCCGTGTCGATCCGCACGCCACGGTCATTGATGCGCTCATTGGTGCAGTAGTGCTGCCATTCCAGTTCCGGCATCGGAAACTTCTTCAGCCGTTTGTAGATGTCCACCTCGGTGTTGACATCCTGAATGCAGTAATACTTGAACTTCGCCCAGTCCGCCGGGTAATGCTCCGGGAGATTCCGGGTACGCATCCCGTTGGATTTCGTCGGCTTGCACGGTACAGAAAACAGCTTGATGAGCCTCTCACCTTCTTTGTCTTTCTGCTGGCTGGTCTTCAGCACCGTGCCGACATCTTTCAGTGCCAGCGGCAAGGTCAGCGATGCCGCCATGACCATCGTGCAGATCCAGCTATCCGGTGAGAGGAACTCTCCTGGTTTCAGATACTGTCCGGGACAGTGCCGGTTCAGATGCACGGAGAAGCAGACACGCTCAAAGGCAGCATTGTGTGCGATCAGCCGCACACTTCCGGACTGAAATGCCTCCAGCAGTTCCATTGGAATGGTTTCTCCTGATGCAAGGTCAGCGCACTTGGTTTCACCAAATCCACTGCCCTCATCGCTTGCCCAGGCAATCAGCAGAATCTCGAAGCTGGGGTCCGTAGCATAGCGGTACAGACCACACTTGCCGATGTCCACCTCACTGTAAGTCTCAATATCGACCAATATTTCTTTCAAAAATCTCACCCCTTCGTTTGAATCAATCCGTCATGTGAATCAGTTTTTCATGTAAAAACCGGGAGATGTTCTGACACATCCCCCGGCCTGCTTACTTAGCTGTGTACAAATTGTCTGTGCTTAACGCAGGTAATCCGGCAGTTCCTCACCGGCATCTCCGCCCAGAACATCCTCATCATCTTCCAGTGCATCAAAGTCAGCGTCTGCAGATGCACGTCCGGACAAACGATCACCATCCTTGACGAATTGAATGTTCCCCAAGCCTACTGCCACGCCGCGGTTACCGTTGGCATTGAACGGATAGAAGTTGACGCTGACATTGCAGTAGCAGCCGGAGTAGACCATCATCGGGTCAACCACAGGCTGGACGTGACGATCAACGACCTGCGGCGCATCCTTGCTGGTAGCGTTCAGGAAGAAATGCTCCTGGTAGTTCTCATCATCCGGACGGTCGATATCACCATCACGCAGCGGAAGTTTCAGGTTCGGCGGGAGCTTGCCACCCCACTTGCGTACCTTGCCATCTTCCTTCGCTGCTTCAACCGCCTTGTGGATCGCCAGCAGAGTCTTCTTATCATCCTTTGGGATCAGACAGGAAACGGAATATTTCGCCTCACTGCCATTGATGCTCTTCGGCTCGAAGATATTGGCAAAAGAGATACGGCATGGGATAACGAGCTTCGTTGCACTGATAATTTTCTTAGCCATAATAAAAATCCTCCAAATTCTTTTGTGATGCCGCGCCTCTTATCTGACTGCGGCATCCTGTTGTGTAATGCGGTTTTCTATGTCCAGCCTCAGTCAAGGGGCGTGAACTCATCCTCGGCAGTCTCCAGATCGACTGCCTCTCTGGGATCGGAGTTTGGTACAAGCGCCAGCTTACCGGGTGGCTTGACCACATACTCTCCCAGAATCTCTTTGAACTTTTTCTTTCCCATGAGCTTTTCAAACTCAGTAAGGGAGATCAGCTCGGTCTTATAGATGTCGGTGTATCCGGCTTTTTCTGCTGCGGCCACCACTGACTTTGTGTCAAGGAACTGCCGCTTGCTCCTGCCCTCGACCACCTTATAGCCATCCCACGCAACGCCGTGGTTGATGGCTTCGGAACTGACATAAGCAAAAATCGCTTCGATCCAGGACTCGATACGGTTCAGGGTCGGAAGCATCTTTTCGATGTCCGTCTTGGAAAGGAGTGCCGGGGACTTGAAGGTCGGTGCGGAGGTGTCCGGATTATAAGCTGCTGTGGCATCGGTCTCCTCCGCCTCATCGGTAAGAACACCTTCGTCCAGATCCAGAAATTCTTCCTTCACCAGTGCCAGAGCTTCCTCGGCACAGGCTTTGCAGGAAGTCCTCGCCCTGCAGAACCGGCACCAGTCACCGGGAACCTGCTCGCCTTTTCCTTCAAAGGCCAGCTTTGCCCTCGGTCTGACATAGGTCTCTGCCCAGTCCAGCAGTTCCTCCACACTGCATTCAAACGTTGAGATATTTTCCAGTCTCGGCTGGATAATGGTCATGGACACCTTTTTGATGCTGTACAGATATCCGTAGGCGTGGTAAGCACCCAGGGCGTACAGCATCATCTGCGGATTATGGTCACAGTTTACGAACACGCCCTTGCCGTTCTTGTAGTCCATGACATACAGTGTCCCATCTGCGATGATCACGCAGTCGCCGGTACCAAAGCCAGATGGAACCAGGTAGCTGTAATCCAGCCGTTCCTCCACCATGACCAGCGGATGCGGACAGGTCTCCTTGATGCGCTCCACCGTGGAAATGATGAACTCCGCATAGATATCGGTGTTCGCTTCCATCTCCTCATCCTCGTACTCGGAGGTTGGGCGCTTCACCCGTTCATGCAGATATTTCCGCAGCTTGTACTCGCCCAGCGCATGGGCGGCAGTTCCCTCCTCGGCATACACCGAGGATTCATTTGGAAAGTTCTGCTCCAGCCTTGCCGATGGCGTACAGTTCAGCCACCTCTTCGAGCTGGAAGCAGAAAGGATTGCATGTACTTCCGGCATGATGACCTCCCTTAAATCTGGGAGACATCTGCCAGAAATGCTTCGTACTTCTCTGCAGGCAGATCAGACAGCTGGGCCACACCGTAGGTCTTCAGAAGCTGACCGATCTTCTCGTTGTTGTCGCGCTTCTTTTTGATCTTCGCCACAATGACCGCTGTGATATCATCCTTGGTGATCGTCACCGCAGACGGTGTCTTAACGGCAGCAGGCGTTTCCTGCTTACATGGCTGAGCCTTATCCGACTGTTTGGTCTTATCAGGCGGCTCGTCCTTCCGGCAGGTCTCTTTCACCTGCCCGGTATCCTCGCCCCACGGAAGATCATCGGCATCATCTGCCGGAAAGTTTTCTTCTTCCTCTGCTTCCCCGGCACTGTTCTCGGCATCCGGCTGTGTGTCTGCAGTGGCATCGCTGTTGCTGTCAGTGAAAGGTTCCTCCAGCTTGTCCGAAGCCTCCTCGACCTTTCGGGTCTTCTTGATCGGCTTCTTGCGTGGATGCGATGCTGCTGCACCTTTCTTCTCAGACACGGCAGGAGCTTTCTGATCCACGATCGGGAAGATACGCTTATCCTCCGAGGCAGCATCTGCACCCAGAAGTTCAAGCTGATCAGACACGCCTTCAAACATCTGGGCGAGTCCTTCAAAAACCTCGGTCAGCCCGTCCACGACCTTCTTTGGAGCATTCAAAACATTCATCTCATCCATCATGCCTTGTCCACCTCATCCATGTTCTCACCCCAAATGGAATCAAGGTACTCCTCCTGGGCGGCCAGCACTGCCAGAATGACCTTCTCGCACAGACCGGTCCTTGCCTTGATGAGACCGATCATCGCATCCACATCAATGTCCTCCGGCTCGTCCTCATCAGGCTCATCCGTTTCATCGGAATCACCCTCGAAGTTGTTGTAGGAAGTCATGCGTTCATCCATGTGGATATGCAGGTTGTCGATGTGGATGTTGATCGGCACGGTCTTGACCTGTCCGCCCTGCGGCACCGCTTCCGACTTCTCAGTTTCCGGCTGAACCGCCTCCTGCACATCTTCCGCAGCCTTAACATTCTCCTGCAGCTTGTCCACTACATCCCTGATAGGAATGCTGACAGCCTTTCCTTCCTTGAGCATTTCCATGATGATCTCCTCCAGAGTCCCGTTCTTCTTTTCGTTAGCCATTGTTTTCCTCACTTTCTGCAGCTTCCTGCTGCCCATTGCTGTTTTCAGCTTTCCTACCATCCAGCGGAACATGGTACTGTTCCGAGATGCTCTTTAAGAGCAGTTCGACCACTCGCCCCGGCTCCGGCAGATTGCGTACCGGCTTGTTCAGCTCATGCGCTTTCTCGATCTCTGCCGCCATCCCTTCGGATATCGTGTTACCGAACACCCAGAGCTCGTCCGCCTCCTCCAGCCAGCGCATTCCCAGCTTCATGCCGGTGTTACGCTCCTGTGCATCCTCATCCTTTAAGAACTGGGTGAAGTACAGGTGCGGTGCCAGCGGTAGAAACCCCAGTGTGGTGAGAATCCTGCAGGCGGTCTTGGCGCGGTTGATATTCACCATCAGCTCATCTTTCCTGCATTCCTCTGTTTTTGAGGTCGGTCGGTATGGCGAGCAGACGAAAATTTTCTTCGGTGCTGTTGCAGCCGCTTTGTTTACTGTATCCGCACCCACGGCTGCGGCGTCCGGTTCGGTGGCCGGATCTCCCCCGCCGGGTGGACGCTCGATGGGATCGGGGGTCTGCTGGATGACCTTCTCGCTTACTGCTTTCATAGGTTCTTACCTCCTTGATGTATTGAGGATTTTGTATCCTTACATAAAGCACACCGTTTGGAGCTGTTTGGGAGGTACTTTTCTTAAAAGTTTTTTCTGATTTTTTTCAAAGCACCTTCCAGGCAGTTTCCAACAGAACGGCGGCCGATACCAATTTCCTCTGCAATCTCCTGCTGGGTCATACCTTTATAGAAGTAGAGCTGGACCACTTCCATCTGACGCTCGGTCAGCTTGCTCATGGCAGCATACAGACGGCGCAGTTCCTTGTCTGCCAGCATCTCGGCATTGTCTTCATCCAAAAAGTCCACCATAATAGAAGCGGACCAGTCAGAGCCATCGCACTCCAGCGGCACCTGCTCAAACTTTGCAGCAGTCTTACTGAAGTTGTGTTCCATACGCTTCTCCCCTTCCATCAGAAGGCGCAGACTCCACTCGGCATCCTCGAAAGTCTCTGCCGGCACGATCTGGTGTGTGCCATCGGTGAAATCGTAGCGGTAATCTCCGCAGCGATCCACGACCATGACAGTGTGGGCACTGTCCACCTCGTAAACTGCATAGCCGTTTTCATAGGCCGTCAGCTTTGCACCGTTCACGCTCGTGCGGGCTACTGCCACCGGGTTCATCTCCATGAGGGTCTTGAAAGTCGGGAGCTTCTTCTCCACCACAGTGTCGATCATTCCTTTCAGCTCACGCAGGGTGATGTGTGCATTCAGAGCCACCTGCTCTGCAGCCTGTGCCGCGCTTGCTGCCATCTGGCTGACTGCCACCTGCGGCTGGCGAACCTCCATCACACCTACTCCACCGTTGATTGCTACTGCTCCAGTCATCATGTTCATCATTGCTTTGTCCTTTCCCCCGGACTTCTGGGAGGGAAGGATACTGAAAGCTCTGGCTTTGAAGAACATGCATGGCAGATTCGCCGCATCCTCATGAAACGGACAGACTCTGCGGTCAAAAGGCGCAAAAAGCCCGGTTCTAAAGAAGGTTAGAATGATCCCATGTTCAGTCCTCCAGCTCCAGCAAATAACTCTGCTGTGCTGTCAGATCGCTTATGGTATCCTTCGCCTGCTCTAGAATCGGGCTTCGATATTTTTTATTTGTCCGAGGTACTGCCGACAGGAACTTTCGTATTGGCTCTGTGGGCTTGTCCCTTGAACTGTTTATAGTCTACCAGTTGGAAAGGCTCTTGCAGATGGCAGATAAGCCACACTTCTGTGGCGAATTCGCCACATTTTCATATCGACTCTGTGAAAGCCCTATATCGGCAGTAAAAAAGGCAAAAAAATACCGCACAGACACTTTTGATCTGTACGGTACTTAACCAGCCATAGCCACATGACTTTCTTGGAATAAGAACGCATCAATGGTTTCTTTTACTATCTCTTGATGCCTGGAGCTCAACTTCTCATATTTTTCTTGAATTGAAGCCGCTGTGTTTTCCGGCTCTTCTTCGTTCATCAGTGCGTCCATTGAAACACCAAGGGCTTTTGCAAATTTACGCAGCAGTGTGCTGCTCATTATACCTTTCGCTCCATTCTCATACTTGGAGATGTCAGCTCGGTCAATATCCACCGCATTGCTCAAATCTGCCTGCGACCATCCCAGCCGCAATCGGTACTTTCTTATATTCTGACCCAATATATATTCTTCGCTGTGAATATCGACCATGCTGCCACCTCCTTCCTCTTTCGTACTTTTACTTGATTATATCCGGTCTAAGTTTCTTCCCGGTCTAATTCATTTTTTCAGATAACTTTTTTAATCGCTCCGGATGGGCAACCTCTATTTCCTTTGGCCTTACCCAAATATGGTACCCACTCACCTTCTGTCCATAAACGACAAAAAGACCGGAGCAAATAAAGATTCAAGTGCATCGAATGCTACAATACTTGTTTCTTTATTTACTCCGGTCTACAGATTCTTTTATCTATATGTACCGGCATGTACCAGATTGATAGTTACTTTTCAACCTCAAACAAGCGCACTTCGACCCAACAAATTAGTAAAAATTCATTTAAACTATTTAATAGATTTTCCTGCGGCACTATGCCGCCAATTCAACAGTAAATAAATAATTAATTTTACTAAATATGTAATCTTTGTACGCCGTTCGCTCACCCAATTATCTGGTGAGCATTGTGGCATCAATCAACTATCTTTCCCAGTACACCTCCTATATGACTACAATTTCGATATATTTATATAATCATATTTTTCCACAATTTGTGGTAAATTTGATTATATCAGATATAATTCCGTCCGTAAATAGGCTCTGGAAAATTTTGTCATATAATTCAGAAGCAAGTCGTTTTTTTGTGCATTTTGCCAGTAAAATCTCTGACAGCCATCTTTTCTTCTCTGGCTGCTGCAACTATCATTGGTACTTTTTCTCTGTAAACGACAAAAAGAGCCGAAGGCCATGGTCATACAACCACAATCTTCGGCTCCTATTAGCCCTTCATCGAATCCAATTATCCGATGGATATACTCTTTTTCACTTCATACACGGCTAGCTTTCCATTGCTGCGCTGCCTGACTTCAGCATTGTTACCCCGGCTCGTAATCTCCCGTATGGTTTTCATAATGAATGCATCATCATTCATTGTGCTAGCAGATACTTCATGTACACGGCTGTTATGTGAGGAATAACCACACCTGCTCTGTTCAAGTTCTTTCATTACCAACTGCACCCCTTTCCGGATCAGATGTCAAAGAGTTTCTGCTCCCAATCGCTTTCTGATTCTTCCACAGTGTCTTCTTCAGCCTTCGACTCAACATCTTCTATCGGTGTAAAAACAGTCCCGACATTTGGACGCCCCACCAATGGGAAAACATATTCTTCTTCCACCTTGTTTTCATCAAGATTTACCAAAATAAGAGAAAACACATCCTTGAACTTTATATTCTCGAGTGTTTCCACCATTCGGTCATATACTTCCCGGTTGGTGAGAACGAAGCTCATCTTTTTCGGATTCATAGTCCCAACATAGTAAAGACCTAAGACCATCAGAAACTTCTGGCGCAGCTTCATCACGGTATGCGCCACACTGTTTTTTTCCAACATTGTGTGCCAGATTTCGAATTCCCAAATCTCCATCTCGCCACTATCGGAATTGGCATCCGTTGATATAACCCAGTCTGTCCGATAACGGTAATTAAGAGCATTGTGTTTATTTTCACCCTCTAATATTGAAGTCCTGTAACCCCTATCTTCCAGCTCTTTAAATATTATATCCGTAATGCTTTTTTCTGTAGCTTCAAATTCTTTGCTCGTATACTTTCCCGTCATCCGGCGTGGTACTTTTCCGTTTGCGTCCATCAGGATTTCAAAAGTAATTCCACTTTCCGGGTCCGAGTTCTGTGCCACTTTCTGGATCAGCTCATCCGTGCAGGCCCCAGAAGTTTTCATGTTAACTATTCTTGAAAGCGTTGATGGATTCACTCCGCAATCAAGAGCAAACTGCCGCATACTGCGGCTTGCTCCTTTTGCTCTAATGAGCAACTCTGCTAATTTCTCTTTCTCCGGCGGGCGGATGCGAATATAATTCGCGAGCTCCGTCATGTCAATTTTTCTATCGCTCATGCTTCATCTCCTGCAAATCAAGCGCGCTATGTTGCTTGTGTTGCGTATATTGTACCACTCCATGATTCATATGTCAATATATACGCAATATTTATTGCTTGTTTTGCTTAATGCTTTTTATTTATTTTCAGACAGTTTCCCTCTTGACTTCTACAACCTACTATTGTATTATAGGAACAGAAGTTCACGAACTGTTGTTCTTAGTATATAGGAACAGTTGTTCCTTGTCAAGTAGGCTTTACAAAAAAAATTGCTGCTTCTCACCGGCAACTTTCCCTTCCGGCAAGAAACAGCAAAATATCCCACATGGAGGCATGACATGAAAAAAGATACGAACTTACTAGACACACAGGATGTCCGGGCTGAAGCAGCCACCGCACTTACACCGAATGCGACCAACGGTGAAAAGATCAAAGCTCTGCGAACCGCACAAGGTATGAGCATGGCCGAACTCTCCAGACGAGCATCCATGTCTGATCGTGCCATCCGCTATATCGAAGCCGGCGAGCGCGAACCAAGTGTGGACGCAATCCAGAAGATTGCCGCTGCTCTTGGTGTCACGACCGACTACTTTATGGATGATGCCACCTTCCAGAAGGAACTCAGCGATGACCAATTCTACGCTGACGTCCGTAAGAAGTATGGCTCCCGCGGTGTAGCGCAGGCAAAGAAAATAAAAGAACAGACCTCTGCCCTTTTTGCAGGCGGCGAGCTGTCCGAAGAAGATCAGGCTAATTTTATTAAAGAAATGGAAGCCCTCTTCCTTGACGCAAAAGAAGAGGCAAAAAAGTTTACTCCTAAAAAATATCTGTAATTGACTTACAGGGGAAAGGAGTCGCTGTTGGACAACTTTGCTATTACTGCCGCCGACGCTGTAAGCCGCCGATACAAGAGCAATGACCCAGAAGCTATCATTGCCCAGCGCACCATTAAAATTAAAGACATCCGGTTCTGCGAAGAGCTCCTTGGGTTTTACACGGTTCTTCTAAATTGCGAATACATCGGCATCAATCCAAACTGCTCAAAGCAACAACGCAGATCCGCACTGGCTCACGAACTTGGGCACGCCATTTTCGACCGGAAACATGCGGCATCCGGTCAGGCTTTCCAAGATACATATTTTTATAGTCTCAGCAATGCAAAAGCAGAACGCAGAGCGAATACGTTTGCTGCTGAACTGCTGTTGTCAGATGATGATGTGCTGAAACCAATCGGCTTCTATGAATTCAATGCCGACAGGCTTCAGATGGAGGCTTCTCTGCCAACCCACTGCTCCAGCACATACCGTGCCTTGAAATACCACGAGCTTCTGCAGGACTTTCAATACACGCATACAGGATTCGCCACCCTTGAGGAGATCGCACAGGTGGCTGGAATCGAAAAAAACTTTGTTGATTTTAAACTGAACATTCTTATTGCAAAAGGATACCAGCTTCCCGCTGTGCCGGAGCTTCAGAGCAACTTTCTGAAGGATTCCATGAAGAATTGCTCTAAGTGCTACGATTAAACATGGAGGTGACTGCTTATGACAAAAGAACGAGTCTATGTAAAGGTATCCTCTGACTTTGATTCTACCGGCTATATGCAGCCGACATCGATTACCTGGTCGGATGGACGTACCTTCCCAATCGAAACAGTGCGCGACTTCCGCCCCGCCGGGACTGCTGACAACGGTTATTCCGGTGACTGCTTCACCGTACTCATTCAGGGGCAGGAGAAGCACCTGTTCTTTGAGCACCTGGATTCACGCTTCAATGGACGGTTAGGCCGATGGTTCGTTGAGAGATCTGGACATTAACAGCAATATAACAAGGACACAGTCGGAAAGGAGGTAATTGCACGATGCAACGCACATATCTTGCGATAGATCTTAAAAGCTATTACGCGAGTGCGGAATGCGCCGCTCGACACCTCGACCCGCTTACCACAAATCTGGTCGTGG